TGTGGGTCAGGCAGTTGACCCACATTTTGACCCACACCATTTTCAGCGTTTTTGCAACAAAAAAGCATCGAAAACCGAAGTTTTCGATGCTTTTTGGAGCTGGTGGTGTGACTCGAACACATGACCTGCTGATTACGAATTATGATAGTTTTGTTTCGCCAATTTCCGTGAATACCCGCAAAGTGCTGTGCCGTAAGGCTTCCGGGGTTTTTGTGTTTCGTGGCATTTCGCCAATTTGGGCCGGTTTCGGTTGAAATAAACCCCAAATAAACCCCAAGCAAACCCCAG